AAAGCAACTTCGATGATGGAGAAGAGGATCAACTAAGAGAAGATAATGATATGGATATGAAAGCCCTAGACACAAATAACCCTCTAACATTAAAAAAAAAAGAAAGATTTGGCTCAAAGATAAAAAAAAGGTTAAAATCCGCAGAAGAAGTAATTCTAGACATAATTAATAAGACTTTTGTAAATAGCAAACTTGGAGCAATCAAATCAAACCTAGAGGTTAAAGCAATCAATGAGGACGTACTCAACAAATTAAAAGAATTATTAACAGATCCAACTGCAAAAGCAGAGGTGGAAGACTTCGTTAAAATTAATTTTATGAAAGGATTGATCAGAAGTGAAGACAAATACGATATGAACTTCTTTCCAGACAAAGCAAAGATAGACTTTATAGCAGAATACAACTTTGAACTAATCAACAATATGAATGATAAGCTAAGGAAGCAACTCCAAGCATCACTAAAAAGACATTATATGAATAATTCAAGCTATGCTGCAATAAAAAAGGATGTTAACAAAATTTTTAAGGCAGCAGATAACAATGTAAATGCGATCGTAAGGACCGAAAGAACCAGAATAGAGAACATCGGGCACCTTGAAGGGGCAAAGCAAAGCAATTTAAACCTAAAGAAAGAGTTAATGATAGTAAATGACGACAGAACAACTGAACTATGCAAGAGAATGCACAGTAAATACAAGAACCATCCAATACCACTAGATGCAAAATATAAGGATAATATCACAGGACAAGAATGGGATGCACCCCCGTTCCACGTGAACTGTAGATCAGACATAGACACCGTACAGGTGCAGGAGGGAGAATGAATCCACTAGATACAATAACAGAATTAAAAGTAAAATATAGAAGTAGAAAGAGAGTAAATGGCAAATGGGTATATGATTATGGAGAGGGATCCAAGAAACCAAGTAGCAACAAGAAGGAAAAAGGTAAGATCTCCGAGACAGAACTACAAAAAACTGACAAGGCTGCATTCCAAGCTGTAGAAATGGCAGAATCATCTCACACAACGGCAAAAGAACTATCAAATACATTTTATGCATCTCAACTAAGAAAAGCACAGAAGATGGAAGGCTTAGAGAAAGCAACAATTAACAAGTTAGAGAAAGCTGCAAAGATGTCAGAAGCAGATCAGAAAAAAAAGATGGATAAGGAGTACGAAGGTAAACCAGTAGTCACTGGATACTTTGAAGTAGGAGATAAAGTAAGAATAAATCCTAATATAGATCCAGAATTAGATCCTGGCAGGTTTAGAGGGATGGAAGGCACAATAGCAAGAGAAAAAAGCAAAACTGAATATTGGGTAAAAGTAGGTGGAGAAACAATAGCTATGAGTAAAGATGAAGTAGTTGAAAAATGATATACACACTAACACAAGACGAGTTCAAGAGAATGGGAGTAGTAGAGCAAGGTATGAAAGTATACTTTGAGGACGAAGAGAAGATAGAGATGTACCTTCACAAAGTAGGGATCACTGCAATATTTAAAACAGTCTACTTTAAGACTGGAGATGATAAGGCAGATCTAATCTGGAAGGATCAACACTTAACTGACAAGTTCCTAAGAGTAACTTCAATAGAAAAGCTTAAACCAAACTTCTCAATAAACATCGCACAGGAGGAATAAAATGACTATGTCTGGAGATTTCCAACAAAGAGAAATAGATAAGTTCCAAGAGACATCTGCAGGAGAAACATCAGTCAGAGTTTTAAATTTTAGTGGATTAGTTCCCGAGAGTTATGATTATATTGCACTTACCTATGTAGCCGCAGGCAATGGGGAAGGAGAAATAGAAACAGCTACTTATAATACAGGCGGAGTCGGAGGAACAACAGTTGCAGTATTAACACTAACCTATGATGCAAGTGATAGGATCGCTACTGTGACTAAAGCATAATGCCAAGTAAATATAGTTTTAATCCTTTTATAGGAAATTTTGATTATACTTCTAATAAGTTCACTGATATAGATTTTAATATTTCTTATGTACCCGCATCAGAAACCGAAGGAAAGGCTTGGTGGAATACAACTGATAAAACTTTAAACCTCGCAACTGGATTGGGGCCAGTATTACAAGTAGGGTTCGAAGATTGGTTCTGGGTATACAATGACACTGTAGCAGATATGGATAACGGCCAAGTAGTGCACCCAATTGGAGGGGCTACTGGTGGAAAACCACACGTTGAATTAGCATTGGCAGAAGAACACGTTGGATTTTCAAGAGCAGTGTGGGTCTTAACTATGGATGTTCCAGCAGGTACTGCAGGGATTGCTACTAAAAGAGGTCTAGTAAGAGGAGTAGACACAAGCACATTCGGAGTAGGAGATAATATATGGTTAAGTACCACAGTTGCAGGAGGAGTACAAAATACACTTCCAGAATTTCCAAATTATCCAATACAAATAGGTGGAATAGCAGTAGCAGATGCAGATGGAACTATGGTTGTAGCTGTAAAAGGAGATGCACAAGATACAGTCCAAAATGCTTGGAATGGTACATTTAGAGAAGACTTTGATTTAAGGATTAGTTCAAACGGCACAACAATAACAGGTACATTTAACCCAAGTGGTAGTCACGACAATATGACTATGATATTCTCAGATGGCTTTCATATATTAGATACATCTCCACCACTAACAATCGCTTTAACACCTGCTGGAGTAGATACAGCACCCGTAACAAATTATATTTTTATTCCTAAAGACACACAAGGAGCACATACTGCAAAAACACTTTCAGTAGTAACTGATGCCTGGCCAACCACATTCGAACACATAAGAGTAGCTCAAGTTTTAGTACAAACTGCAGCAACAGTACAAGAGGAAGGTGCTTTAAGAAATCAAAACTGGAATGATCCCATAGCAGACACAAATACATTCCAAGGACATATGTCTCACTTAGGGGCAAAGCTTAGACAGTTTGAAGCACAATGGGATAGTGGAGCAGAAGGTACAATATCAATAGACGCAGGTGCAGTTTATGTTAAATCGACATCAGGTTCAATATTCCAAATGCATCCTCAAACTTGGCAAGCCCAAGATATGACTCAATACACAATAGATGCAGTAAGCCAAGGTTCTAAAACATTCACAATAACTGGAGATGGAGACCTAAGTGGAACTTTCACAGTTGGAAAACTAATGAGTGTACACGGCTCAACAGGAAACGATGGATACTATACAGTAGAAAGTGTGAACTGGTCAGATCCAGACTTTATAATTACAGTAGAAGAAGCAATACCAAGTGCTGTAGCAGATGGTACTGCTGGAGATGATATCCACATAGTAAACTCAGATAATGGGGCATACATAGAAACAACAGATTTGGCGTCAGAAACAAATGATGCAAATGGTAATCCTTTAAATAATACAAGTTTTAGTGTTGTTGTTTGGGGAGTAGCAAATAAAGGTGGAGAGCCAGGCCACCTTATGGCCAATATGCCACTTAGCACATACAACAAGAACTTCCCAGAACAAGCAGTTGTAGATGCGGACTCTGCATCAGTTTATACAATCCCTAAAGACTTTCAAGGTGTGGGGTTTTTAATAGCAAGATTCACATTCGTCAATAGTGGTGGTACTTGGACATTGTACGAAACTCAAGATTTGAGAGGGTTCTTACCCAATACAACCGCAGGAGCAGGTGCAGGATCCAGTGGTATCACCACCTTGACGGGTTTAACAGATACACCTAGTACATATGTAGGTGAAGCAGGAAAAGTATTGGCAGTTAGTTCAGGAGAAACCACTACAGAATTCATAGGTCCAGTTAGAAACAAAGAAGGAGATACTATCCATATTTCAGCAGATGGAACTCAAGATTATACAACAATTCAAGCAGCATTAGATGATAATGCAAGAGCAGGAGTTGCTTTTTTAGTTCATCCAGGAACTTATACAGATACAATCAATTTCACAGCAAACGACCAAGCAGTAAGAGCAATAGCTGGATGCCCAGATGATACTGTGGTACAACAAGCAGACGCACAGGTAGTGGACTTTGGTTCATTTACAGGATGTGACATTATTGATTTTGAAATTAAACTAACAGCTCCAACAACAGATATAAACCTTATTGGAGGAACAAGCACATTCTCAGCTTGTCTATACAACTGCCATTGTGAACTAACAAGTACAGTTATTTATTCAAATTATTTAATGAGTTCAACAACACCAAGTAGTGCAGAGATAAATGTAATTGGTGGAAAATATACAGTAAATCATTCAGGAAATGCAGCAGGACCTAAATACGTTTATTCTATCGCAGCAGGATTGGCAATAAATGCAACAGGTGCAGAAATTACTATTAATGGAAGTACTGCCTCATCATTTACGGCAGCCGTATCTGCAGTTGGTGGCACATTTACACCTCAGAGATGTAAGATTTCTGCAACAGATAATGCTGCAGCAGGTGGAACTGTTGGTATATTAGCCACAGGAGCAGGGTCTTTCACAATGACAAATAATCTTATTAGTTCAAGTGGAAACTCAGCAGGAACTATCTCTGGTATATTACTAGCAAATCCAACAGCAACAATCACAAGCAACTATAATTCTTTGACAGTAACTCAATCAGGAGCAGGAACTGGATATGCTTACAATAATGCAGTAGGAACAATTAATGTTTCTTTTGACCAAGTAAATGCAACAACAAGTCCAATCAACGGATTTGGAACAGTTAATTATCTTTTTTCAGATTCAGCAGGTAACTTCTCAGTTCAAACTGATATGACAATAGGTGGAGATGTCACAGATGGAACCAATGCAACAAGTGCAGCAGAGATTAAAGCAGCTTATGACCACGTTTCAAATGATGGTTCTGACCACAGTTTTATAGATCAATCAGTTGTAAGTGGAGCAACCCCAACATTCACAAATACTAATTTCACAGAAGCTACTGACAAGAACTATGTAACAGATGCAGAAGCAACAGTAATAGGAAATACATCTAATACTAATACAGGCGATGAAGTAGCAGCAGATTTAACAACTGCAGGAGTTGTAGAATTAGCAACTGCAGCAGAAGTAGACACTGGAACAGATGCAACAAGAGCAGTAACTCCAGATGGATTACAAGGATCTAACAGAAATATAAGATGGCTTACATTCAATTTAGTAGAGGCAAGCACGGCTTGTGCTACTGCAACTAATATAGCAGGAGACTTTGTATCTCCAATAGCAGGTACAATATTACAAAGTGACTCAACACCATTTTATTTATATGCAACAAATAGCACAGCTGGAACAACTGGAACAATGGTGGTAGATATTAGTATTGGTGGTACAAGTATAATGACTACAAATAAATTAGATTTTGATACCACAGAAAAGACAACAACTACAGCAGCAACACCACCAGATTTAACTACAACCGCATTAGCAGTTGGAGATATAATTACAATTGATATTGATTCAATCCATACAACTGCAGCAGAAGGTTTGACAGTTTATATGGCAGTGAGGGAAGACTAATGGCACAACCTGAAAGAACTTATGATTTTGAAATAGATACTCACAATATGCAAATTGATTCCTCTATTTCTGCAAATAATATAGGACAAGCAATACAGAAACTTTTAGTTAGTTTTGAAGAGGATTTTAACATTGAATTAGAGCAGAGTGAAATCACATTCATAGGAGATAGACCTAATAATGGAGAGCGTAAAAAGTGACAGTAACGAATTGTACAATAGCAGCAAATAATGATGATTGGTATTTTACAACAGGTGTAGGTAGAACAGATGGAACTACTCTACTTCAATCTCAATATAATAATGCATTTTTTCCATCAACTCAACAGCAATCGTTCGGGGATATAGATACTTCTGTATTACCAACAACAGATGTTATTTCGTCAGCTGTGTTATGGTTCTATATTGATTCCTTCACAGCAACAAGAAGAATAACTAAAACATATAGAGTTTGGATGTTAAAAGCTGATGAATCTGCTTATAATTTAATAGATTCAAGTACGTTCTCAGCGGCAGGATGGCATACAGTCACATTAACAGCAGCAGAGATTGCAGAAATAGATTTAGGAGCAGGTCAGAAAACATTATTTAGATTTACACACGAGGACCCTGGTGGAACCAATTTTAGATTTATGAAAATAAGAGCAATAGAAGGTGGTGCATTAGACAAGATGAAATTAGTAGTTACACACGCACCAGCAGATACAACATTTGTTCCACAAATAACAATATTGTAATTTCTCCCTTAAAGATACGCTTATAAACGTTAAATTTGATTTATACAGTAGTACAATGGGATCTAAAAAAACATATACATTCTATACTGACAAAGTTAGTTATAAAAGCGAAGTTAAAGACAACAAGAAAACGTGCTATATTTCTGGATACATATCTACTAAAGATAGAGACATAGTCGATGACATAGTAACTGAAAAAGCAATGAGCAAAATGCTTTCACAACTACTAACTAAGTCAATTAAACTCGATGTTGAACACGAAGCGTGGGCAATGGAGAATCCCTCAATCATTCCTATAGGTAAGATCATAGAAGCCAGTAGAGATGAGAAGGGAATCTTTGTGAAAGCCTCGATTAATGGAAGTCATTCTAGGTTTGATGAAGTATGGAGCAGTATAAAGGACGGATACCTTGATGCCTTTTCAATAGCATATAAAGCAAACGATTATGTCCACAAACTAGTGGATGGAGTTAAAACCAGAATGCTTAATGATGTAGATCTGTTGAATGTAGCGATCACAGGAAATCCAGTGAATCCAGAGGCTAGAATGACTAATGTATTCACAAAATCTTTAAACGAATTTACGGAGGAAAATAAGATGAGCGAAGAAGTAAAAACACCTTTAGACGAAATCAGTACAGAAGAGAAACCTGTAGAAGAAGCTAAAGAAGAAGTAGAAGAAGCTCCAGAAGCAGAAGTTGCAGAAGAACCAGCAGCAGAAGCAGAAGAAGCATCTGAGGAAGCTCCAGACGTAGAAGTTAAAGCTTTGATGGATGAAACTAAATCCTTAAAGGCAAAACTGAAATCAATGGACGCAGAAATTAAAAACAGAGACGAAAAGATAACTGAACTTAAAGCAGAGAATGAAGAGCAGAAAGAACAGTTGGAAAAAGATATAATCAAAGAAGGTGATGACTCCAGTCTAGAAAAGGCTGAAGTAGAACAAAAGGCAGTGGAAGCAAGTAAAAATCCATTAGACCTAATATAAATTATTGGAGGATAATAAAATGAGTTCAACAGGACAAGTAGAAGTAAAGGCATCAAGTGCCTATCAACATTCGTTCGGGCCTTTGGCACACGAAACAATGTACGCTCCTGGTATTAATGGCTACTCTATGGAAGGGAAATCTTTCGATGGAATGGACAAAAGACCAGAGCTAAAAAGTGCGTTTGATATTGGATTTAAATCATTTAATACTCAAACAGGTGGAGCAGGTACTGCAGGATACGCAATGATCCCAGTATACGTCGATCCACAAGTTGTAGATCAAACAAGGAAATATACTCCTTTAGTAGAACTATTCCCAAGGGTAACAAACCAAGGAATAACTGCTGATTACAACAACATAACTGCAAAAGGTGGAGCAGGAACATACGTAGAAGACGCAGCATTATCTGAAACTAACACAACAACAGATAGAAACAGCGTAGCTATCAAGTACATCTATGCAGTAGGAAGAGTAACAGGACAAGCTGTCGCAGCTGTACCAAGTTACATCTTACAAGGCTTTAATCCAGCAGGCGGAGCAAGCGGAAGTTTCTCACCAGCAACAGCACCTAACGCAAAACAGTTCGAAGTTTTGGTTAAGACTCGAGAGATTAGAGAGAAAGAAGAAGACTTAATTATAAACGGAAACGCAAGTACAAGTGGATCTACTCACGGAGTAACTGGTGCAAATGGTACAGAATTCAACGGTATCATAACAGCTCAGTCTACAGTGAACAAAGTAAATAAAAGCACAAGTGCGTTAAGTTTAGACGACATTACAACAGCAGTTCAGTATGCTTTTGATGATGGTGGAAGACCAAACTTGGCAGTATGTAGTTCAGGAGTTTATTCAGACTTATTGAAATTACTAACAGCTAAAATCGGATACTTACAACCACAACAGCAAGTATTCTGGGGATTCAGTGCTATCGTACTACACACAATGGTTGGCGACATACCTGTAATACCAAGTATGTTTATGAGCAACACATCTGGAAGCAAAGCAATATACTTCTTAGATATGAGTGTGTGGGAAATGAGAGTACTGCAAGACTTAACATACGAAGAACTAGCTAAAACTAACGATTCTCAAAAGTTTATGTTGAAAATCTATGAAGCATTAATTTGTAGAAACACAGCATTCAACGCTTGGATCGGGGAGATAAGTGCGTAAAAATGGCAGCAGCAGAAATGACAGCAACTATTTCAGGAGCAACTCTTGGAGCAGGAGCATCAAAATCGACATCTGGTTTAGTATCGGGTGTGTACACAGTGACAATTGTAACAACTTTAGATTGGATAATCTTTGGGGATTTTACAAAAGTACACTATGCACACGCTATGACTGTAGCAGATGGTACAGACGCAGAAGCATATGTTGATAGTACAACACTAAACAAAGTATTTGTAACAGGCACAGGTGCAACAATACTATATGTAGTAGGTACACCAGCATAAAGCTAACGGGCTAACCGCCCTTTTTTTCTTTTTTTAAAAAGAAGAATAAACACGGAGGATAATAAAAAATGGCAGATCACACAATGAAAGCAATAGCAATACCTGGTGCATTAGCAACAAATGATGGTTATGTATTATGTATGGTATCGCAAGTAACAGCTGCATCAGTAGCAAACAATGATACTCTAACTTGGGTAGAAACAAAAGACGTAATCCCTGTAAGTATTACAAGTGAAATAGGAAGCGTAATTGACTTTGATACAAGCGGAGCAAGTTCAGATGATTGGGTATTAACAGTAAACTCAACAGTATTGACTACATCAACAGCAGCAACTTGGGTTAAAGGATTAGCACTAGTAAAGAAGTAGGAGGACTAAAATGTTAGCACAAATAGGAAATGGAATTGTATCTGTTATAGACAATAAGTTCTATGACTTAAACACAGGAAAAGAACTATCTCTTGAAGAAATAAAAGGAGAGAAAGTAGAAGCTCCAGTTGAAGAAATTGAAGAAGTAAAAGAAGTACCAAAACTAAAAAAGAAAGGAAAGTTTAAGAAATGAAAGTAATAAGATTAGCTGGCACTTGTAGTGCAGGCGGAGTATTAGCAAAAGTCACTGGACAAAATGTAACTGGATACATTGAGAAGGTAGAGATGGACTATGTCGATGGAGACACAGGAGCAGATCTAACTTTTACAGTAGAAGGTATAACATCCCAGGCTTTACTAACAGTAACAAATGCAGGCACAGCAGATGCAGTATGGTATCCTAGACACACGGGAAACAAAGCAGCAGATGCAAGTGCATACACAAATTGGGCAACTAAACACTTTTTGAACGCAGAATCTGTAGGAGTATCAGTAGCACAAGGTGGAAATGCGAAAGACTTTGTAATGTTAATACACGTATCTGACGGACTACAATAAATGACACAAACGTATGTAATAACTGGACAAACTGATGCTGGTGGAGATTCAGTAGAAACAGTCACAGGTGTAATTGGATATATAGAAAAGATAGAGTTTGTATTTGATAATACATCCGATAACGCTACGGTAGTTGTTACAAAAGACGGGCCAGCAGAAACAATACTCACTGCAACAGCAGGAATGCATTTAGTAGATGCGTACTGGTATCCAAGGAATATTCCAGAGAATGCTAGTGCTGCAGATTTTACTAACTTCGGAGAGAAATGGCTAATACAAGATAGCACTAAGACTTTAACTTTCACGGTATCCAACGGCGGAGTTAAAAACGATTTTAAATTTATAATGCACACATCAGGTGGAGGAAAAGGATTCTAAAATGACAGCACTAAACTATTATTGTTCAGCAGATGATGCAAGGAGACTGGTAGGATTATCGGCAACCGATGTATCTGACGCAGATATGATCGAATTAATTATATTAGCTCAATCAGAAGTGGACAAACTAACAAATACAACTTACCTTGTGGATCAATCAACTGGGACTGCAACAAGCGGAAATACAACAACTGTCACAGATAGTGGAGCAAGTTGGACAAATGATGAGTGGAATGCTACTGGAGATCTAATCGGAGGATATATGTGCTGGATCCATACTGGAACTAACGCAGGAGAGATCAGAACAATAATTGACAACACGGCAACCGCACTAACAGTAAGTCCTGCCTTTAGTGCAGCAATAGATAATACATCACAGTATAGGATCGTACCAAATACATACAGAAGTGAAACATTTGATGGAAACGGATTCCCAGATTACTTCACAAGAAAAAAACCAATTACAGAAGTGCAATCAATAACAATAGATGAAACAGATGTAACATTGGGAACTACATATTCTTATTTCTATAAGAAAGCGGGGAAGATCACATTGGGGAACAACGCAGAGGAGAAAGTCTGGAAAGATGTGTACCCTCAGCAATGTAATGTGAAATATCACTGGGGAGTTTATAATCTCCCTATTATAGTTAAGAAACTTACTGCTATGATAGCAGCAATTACAGCAGCAGAGTATATGGTAGGGAATACTTATACCTTTGCAACTGGGTATTCAATACCAGAATTAAGTGTGCAAAAGGGAGTTCCATACCCTCACTTTGAAAAATTGATTAACCAATTAACAAAACAATCTGAAAAAATGATAGCTAATATTAAAGCATTAGTATATCCAGTGAGTGGAGGATAAATGGGTGCAGGAGATATAGGGATCGCAGTTGGAGATTTCACTAACGCACCATTGGCAGATTTTGGAGTTACTGTTAGTTGGGAAAATGTAACTAAATCAACAGATCCAATCAGTGGAGATGAAACTCTTTCATATGCTGTGGCGGCAAATAAAACAGCTGTATTTTTAAAAAGGGCAATCGACTATGAACAATCACCAGAAGGATTGTTAGAACAAGGTGATGCATATCTAATGGCTGAAACAGGCGATGGTATGGCAAAGGACGACAAGATCACCTATAGTGGCGAAACATATATCATAAGAAAAGTAATACGAAGGCAACCAGGTGGAGTGACTATGTTTGACTTTTGTGTGCTTAAGCTTTACTCATAATGGATTGTTTAAATAATTTGCATAAATGCAAGGCATCGTGCTGTAGATGGATCAGTTTCTCAGTGGAAAACCTATCCGAGGGCCAAAAGAAGTACTACGAGTATCACGGATGCAAGATAGTAAGAAAGAAAAGAAATCTATATTCTATTAATATTCCAGTTAAATGCCAAATGCTAACAGAGGATTATAAGTGCAAACTACACGGTACACCAGAGAAACCATCTATATGTCGGAACGGCCCTAAAAAAGAAGGACCATACCTAATCACAGAGGGGTGTTTATTAGAAGATGAGTAATGTGATCATAACTGGGGCTTTTAGATCTGGACTGTCTTTTTTAACTTATGCACTACAAAAAGCACTACCCTATGAAGTATTAGATGAACCAATGGAGTTCAAGCCAAGATTAAACTATGAACCAGATCATATGAAATTAATAAAATACTTCGGCAAAAATAATTTTATATTAAAAGAACAATCTCTAACAGAATTTATACCAAGGATCCTAAAAGAAACTGATTGCAAAATAATATATGTTAAAAGGAACTTTGATGACTGGGTAATCTCCTACAAACAGATGCACATAGGACAAGGAAGAGAAGAACCTTATTTATTTGAAGCAAGAGATGATTATCTTGAATTTAATAGGCATTGGAAAGCAATAGATAGTGACAATATACTATGCATTACATATGAAGATATGGTAACGTGTCCAGAATATATGTCGCAGACTATACTCGAATTTTTAGAGATAGACTCAAAGATAAACATATTAAGCAAGGCACACACTAATGCTATGAATAAGAATGGAAATAGATAGTCAAGACTTCGAAGAAAGAATGCAACTCGCAATGGAAGGATTAGGTCACGATCTAAGGCGAGAATTTAGGAAAGCAGCCCCAAAAGATACTGGACACCTATATAGGAACATAGAGGTTAAAGTAAAGGATGGCAAAATAGAGTTCAGTTTCCCAGAATATGCCCTTTATTTAGAGTATGGAACTGGATTATTTAATGAATACCCAGGGGCCCAGAAGAAAAAGATAGAGGCAAAAGATAAACAAGCCCTAGCATTCGAATACAAAGGGAAGACGATCGTAGTAAAGTCCATTAAAGGTATGACACCACGCCCATTCATAAGGCCGACAATGCATCAAAAGTTTATGGATCTAATGATCAAGAACTTAAATGCTAATTTTAAGGATATAAAGATACGCTTATAAACATAAAACTGTAAAATATACTAACCCAAGTGGGATATAAGCTAAGATGGCTGTAACTAATTTATTAGATGAAAGAAAAATTAAAGAAGAACTAGCAGTATTTCTAAAGAATCAAAATATTTTAAGCACAACTGACAGAGGAGTCGCAACAGTAACACAAGAGTTTAATGGTACTGGGGCACAAGTAGACTTCATAGCAACCAGCGTACCACTTAGGAATGTGAGATCCGTAACAGTAGGAGGAGTAGCCTCTGTGTATGGTTCAGATTATACAGTTAATTATTCTACAGCCACTGTAACATTTGCAGTAGCACCAGCGTCTGGATCAAATAATGTAGACATACAATACGATCACGGTACATCTGAGAAGATATTCACAGATCAACCAAGATATGATCTAAAGGTAGGATCCTATCCAAGGATAGCAGTAACACTCACATCCTCAACAACACAAGAGATTGCACTTGGAGGAAAGGATACAATGACTGAGTTTATAATTTCTGCAACTGCATATGGATTTGGAACTGTAGAGGTTGATAATTATATAAAAGCAATAAGATCAGCAGTACTTCTAAACAAAGCTAATTTTTATCATATTGATTTTTTAACACCAATGGCTGGATCACCAATAATCAATGATCCAGGGAGAGTTGATAAAATACTGCAGAAGACTATTGACTTTAGAGCACCAAATAATATAGAAACAGCATCATAGGAGAGAAAAATGACTAATAAAGAAAATAAACAAGAAAAGAAATCAAAGAAAGGGATTGATAAAAGTATCCCATATACTACAAGACAAAGACTAAGCAAGGAGGCTAAGGAATAAAATGGTAACATACAAAGACTACAGTCTTGGAATTAGGATCGATGAAGAAACTTCATATGCAACTGGCGGAGTAGAAGCTGACGCATTAAGTATCGGAAAGGTAACTAATTTCTCAAGCACAGCAACAGATAATGTTCATAGATTATTAGGAATAGGAGAAGGAAGAAACGAAACAAGTTATGTCTACGGAAATGTAGATATTACAGGATCAATGGAATGGATAGTACTTGCACAAATGAATGATACAATCGGAAGCATTTCATTACTTAAATTTGGAATGGGATTAGTACAAGGAGCAGGATCCACTGCATCACCATACGAAATGGTAGAATTAGATGAGATCGGATACAGTGCAACAACACTTTATACATTCGCAATGTGGGCACAAAACGAAGGTGGAACAACAGACGATGTAGATAAATATGAAGGATGTACAATAAACTCGTTCACATTAACTGCAACACAAGGTGATACACTAAAAGCAAGTATGGACTGGGTAGCACAGAAAGTAACCAGTGCAGCAGCAATAACAACTGCATATGCAGCACCAACAAGTGCTCCGTGGGTATTCCAACAAGGATCATTCAAATGGGGAGCAGCACCAACTGCAGTAGCAAAAGTAAGTAGTTTTAGTATTACTGTGGCAAACTCACCACTGATCTATAGATCATTAGGAAGCAGATTCATAGAACAACCAGAAATGGGAAGAAGATTATATGACTTTAGTGTAACTGTTAAAATGACAGATTCAATTGCAACTACATTGAGGGATGACTTTTATGGACAAGCGAATAGTTTCGTAGCAGGAACAGATCCAAGTACAATCACTGCAAATGATGAAATAGCTTTGACATTTGTAGAGGGAGCAGGAGCATCTGGAGACAAAACTATGGTTGTAGAATTAGATCAGTGTGCAATTGGAAGTATGAGCAAGGCAGTACCAGTTGGGCAAGGTTTAGTGGAAGTAACATTCACAGGATTCGCAAAGTCTGGAAAGCCAGATTCAACAGATAATGTGTTTTTAAGATACTGGACAATAACATAAACACAAAGGGGAGCAATCCCCAACTTTAAACTCTAAGGAGAGGATAAAAAATGGAAGACCATAAAATAAAAATAAACTATGAAGGAACCGAAGTCAATGTTAAACTAAAGAAACTGACTTGGAAAGAACAAAACGACGCCACAAGGATTGCAATAAGAAAGGATAACTCGGTAGATTTTGTAACATTACAAGAACAAAAACTACTGAAATCAATAAGTGAAGCACCCTTTGATCTAACATTAGAAGCACTTGGATCATTAGATGCCACAGAAGGGGACAAGTTATTCAAAGCGATGATGAACCTTAATGGGCTGACGGAAGAAGAACAAAAAAACTTGAAATCTCCATCGGTGCAGGAAAAACAATCGGTGGAGAAGTAGAAAAGGACATAATGATTAAAAACCTCTTTGCAAATAAGTACCATTTCACACCAAAACAGGTGGATGAGATGGATGCAAAGACAATAATGGGCTTTATGACGCTTGAAAAGGCACGAGATGATCAAGCAGATGTAGAGAGAAAGAAGAATGAGGCTAAATCAAGGATAAAAAACTATGGCAGATGAAATAGTTAAAGCAAGTATAGTATTCGGACCCTCTGGTGGAGGCATCGCAGGAGCCGCAGGAGGCTCCACAGGTGGATCAACAGGTGGAGGTGGCCAAGGAAACAGAGCATTCGGAAAAGCGATGAATTTGGCAGTTACCTTGCCAATAACAGACGTTCTGGGAGGGATTGCTAAGGGAGTGGAGAAATTAGTAGCATTTTCACCACTTTTAATGGCTGAAAACATAAGATTCCAGAAAGGATTGCAACTAATGTTGATGCCAATAGGGAACATAATGGCTAACAATTTAAGGCCATTTACTAATGCTTGGCTTAAATCAGCCAGAAAGTTCTATGCAGACTACGAAAGCGGAGGCTTAATCGCAGCATTAGCAGGTGCGATCGGGGCATTTTTCTCAGAATTAGGATGGGTAGATGCATCTGGAAACATTAGTCTCACAGGGATACTTGAAAATGTTGATGAATTAACTGCCATAACTGGAACTTTATTATTATCTGGAGCAGCAATTGCAGGTGGGATCTCACTTGCAGCACTTATGGTTAAAAATATTAAAGGAATGAAGATGACAAGCGCAGGAAAGCTTGGAATCGCTGGAGTCCTTATGCTTACCGCTGCAGAACTAACAGAGGGAGGTATGGATACTTTAATAGCAAATGTAGGAATAGCTGCACTGGTGTGGGGACCGGGATTTGTTAAGATCGCAGGAGCATTAATACTATCTAAGGCTTTATTTGAAGATGAATGGGATGATGCAAGTCAGTGGGTTATAAATTCAATTAATGATCTTGGAGAAGAAGCTGGAAAAGTTTTCTGGGGAGTATTTGGGCAACAAGGAATACTATCTAATGCAATAGGATCAATAGGAGACTTCATATTTGGAAGAGATGAAGAGAACACTATGATCGCAGATTTAGATAGTGATACATTAACACTTGGAGAACACGTTGAAGGAATGCCACCAATCTGGGAAAGAGCTTGGAATTCAATAACAGACTCGCTCGGTTTAACTGTAACACCAGCCTTAGATGATATGGGAATACAGTTAGATGATAATGACTCCAAAGTTGGAATGTTAGCAAATGCTTTGATCGCACTACCCAACATCAATAGAACAATTACATACACAATAAAATATGTAACACAAGGAAGTAGATAATGGCAGAAATAACATATAAACAATTACTTAATGATCTGGAGAAATTGCCAGATATTGAAAGAGAAATAAAGATCAAATTAGATGAGGAGACCAAAAGGCAACTCTCAAGAAGAAGGAGTAATATATACGGGAGTGCAAGTAAGAAATAATGGCTGTACCAACATTAGACGGAGCTGAAATAGGAAAAGTAGAGACAATCGTAGTAGAAAAGTTTGAAGATATATTCCAAGTATCTGCACCAACTGAAGATAGTGATGAGACCATACTTGAAGAATTAAGTGGTGCCAGTAAAACAATTAATGTAAAAGGGATAATGACTGGAACAAATGTAGCAGCACTAAAGGTTGAATTAGATAGGATCCAAACAATAATAAATGGAGATCAAGCAGGAACTGTAGTTTTTACAAGTGATATAACTGGATCATTAAATGTAGTAATAGCTTCCTTTACATTTACATTCTCAACCGAAACAAGAGTAACCGCAGACTATTCTATGACTTTAATTGAAGGATCTTGGAGTTCATAAATGCTACACGAAGTGAAAATCAACGGGATTGATGTCACAAGTAGTGTTATAAAGTGGAATCAAAACGAAGAACTCGGTGAACACATCAGAGAACTGACTATCACTTTAAAGAAAGATATCACAGAACCAACTG